GCGCAAGCTTGCGGACTGGCACGTTTGGCGGTCTGCCATGCAGTCACCAATCGAAGACATAATGGCCTGGGACGGCAATCCTGACGGGAATGTGTGGGTGCACCATAAGTCGGACATCGCGGTCCTGGCAAGGTACTTGGCCCGCTGCCAAGCGGAAGGGTTCGACCCAGAGTCGGAATCCTACCGTGGCGCGTTGGAGGAGTACGAGCTGGGAGCCATACGGTTGGCCGCCAGTGCCCCAAAGCACAGAATCCTCGAATCTGTCCAACTGCACACGCCGGTAGACGAGCTGCGCAAGGTGCTCGAGGAAGAGTACCGGGGCAACCCGAAGCTGAGGCGCTACCTCAAGGACTTCGACGAGATGGTCGCAGAAGGGACCGATTTCGCAAATCCAAAGTGGCACCACCGAAGCAAGGCTGCGAACGAGTTCACGCAGATGGTGAAGAGGGAGGCGAAGGATCATGACCGGAAATGTCAGTTCCATGAGTCTCCCGAGGTTCGCCAGCTCGCGCACGACTATGCCGACATGCTGGACCGCGAAGCTCCTGAGGAGGAGATCGCGGAGGTCTTCGAACGGTTTTGGCAGATCGTCCCGAAGACCGGGCGCCCGCGCGCCATCCGGTATCAAGCCACGACCAATGTCTTTGAGATATTGGCGTGTAAGTCCGCAGCCAAGTGCCTTAAGGAGGTGCTCAACATGGACCACCCGCACGTTCATGAGTCCGAGTCTGGTCAAGTACGGCTAGTCATGCGCTACCAGTGGGTGGCCGGCCTGCCTTACCAGAGTGACGAGCGACGTGACTGGGACGAAGTTGTGACCCACGCCACCAGGCCTGGTGACGTCTGCTTGGAGAATGATCTCTCCAACTTTGACAACTCTCAAACTCCTGAGGTTCGGCGCATTGCTAACAAGTTGCTCGCAAGTTGCACAGCACCGCGGCTTTCGCGATTCCTGGGGGCCACGCTAGAGGTGGGGATGCGTAGCGTCATCCGGCAGAGCCACTCACGCAACAGCGCCCCGACCCAGCTGCTCGTAGAGTACGAGCAGTATGGGGGGATGATGTCGGGCAGGTTCTCGACTTCCAGTGGCAATACCGCGTGCATGGCGGCTGCCCTTGAGGCAGTGGCCGGCAGGTTTGTCCGCGTGGCGGAGGAGCGAGGGTTGGACGCCAAGACGTACGAGTGCTACGTGGCCATCAACGGGGATGACACGAAGTTCACTTTCCAGCAATGGAGCGTCGAAGCGGTGGCCGTCTTCGAGGAGGGGTTCACCCTCTTTGCAGAGCTGGGGATGGTTGCCAAGCTGTCGCGGGTTGGCGCGCACGAGGCCAAGTTCTGTGGGGCCAAGGTGGTAACGGTCCAGCACGAGACTCAGAAAATGGCGCTGATACACGGGCCGCGGCCGTGCCTCTACATGATGTCCTCCGTGGTGCAGTCACGCCGCCACCCGCTCGTTATTGCGGGAGCGGTCATCTGCGCGCGGTTGGAGCTGCGTCGTGGCGCAGTGAACGAGCCGGTTAGCGGGCTCATGTACTTCGCCATGACCATGTTGGGGCCAGACGGCAGATTCATCGTCGGACACGCGGTCCGGCGGAGAATGTTCGCCCTGTTGTGTGCCAACTGGGGTCTCGTGCCTGACGTTGCCTTGCGAGTTCCCGACGGGGGATTCCTCGAGGCCATGCAGGCGTTGTGTGCGCGCGACCCGGACGACGCAGCCGCGATTGCTCGGTTGAGCGAGTTCGTCTTCACCACTCACGCAGAACTGGAACCACCCGGGGCTGCACCGTTGCTCGCGCCCGTTGTGGCGGAGCCAAAGACCCTCCGCGCCAGGGAGGCTGAGACATTTGCGC